CTTTATTGAAAGCTGTAATATCATTCTCCGGAGTTCCTACAGTTATTTTTAGATTACCAGGATACTGACGCTCTACTTTTCTTATGATAAAATCCCCTGAGATACTTCTGAGTGTATCATTAACGTTGATTACTTCATTTGGTACATATTGTTCAAAATCATCAACGTCAGTGTTAGTTGTTATTATCCACCTTGAACTTAGTAAAGGATTTGCAAAACGACCTATAATAAAATCCGCATAAGCTCTTGCTTCAGTACGTGTTTTAATATATCTTTTTTTGAAGACCTTTGGATAGTCTCCATAAGTATCCCTACTGGCTTTACTTCTTCTTCTTACAGAAATAGGAATGGATGCTGTGTAAGTTACTTTTATATTATTAGTTCCTGAAGCAGGAGCTGAAGAGAAAGTGATTTGTTTAATCTCACGGTCGTCCAGCTTATAGTCTCCAGTACTTTGACCTTCAACAAACCCATCAAGCAGGGTTCCTACCGGATGCTCTACACGAATATCTATAGGAATTTCTGCAAGAGTAAAAGTGGTTTGAGCTCCTGTACCGTTAAATAATTCTTCTTTTTCAAAAACCTGTCTATCATCACCATCTACTGTAGCGATATTAACCATAGGCTCTTTATCTTCAAGCCATTTACCGTCAAGAAGTGCGTTAGATGTAGAGATACTTTTTGAAGAGAAACTGTCTCCTTCTCTTTCTAATTGGAAGTTTTTATTTTTATCCGTTCGAAAGTTAGCAAGCAAGAGTTCTGCCATCTCAGTAACCACATCCCAAGCCCTTTTTTTATTTGCTTTATAAACATTAATCGTATCAGTAGAAGTAATAGACGAAACATAAGTTAGATCAGTGTCATTGTTAATAATATCCTCTATAATCTCTTCAGGTTTTTTGTTTTGAAAAACTTCATTGATTATAATTCTTTTAAGTTGCGATCCGTAGTCTTCAACAACAATTCTTTTCTCACCGGCAGCTTCTACAGATTTAACAATCCCGGTAAAATACGTGGTACCAGTAGGATCACGCATGTCTACCTCGTCCTCTGCGTTAATTGTAAGTGTTTCAGGTCCAAGAATGGTGAGAATATCGATATTAGTCCGATCTTCTTTTAGCATAGTAGTAGACACATTGTCCGTATCCTCTTGAAAAATCCTGATTACCATTTAATTCGCACCTTCAAAGATGTTCAAACTTCCTAGCCAATGATTAGCATCATCGCTTGATCCATCTATACTAATCTCCGACACACCACCAGTTATGGTTTTAGTCGCTCCATCTTCGTAAAGAGTAAGTCTAAACTTCACATCCGAAATAATATCACCAGCATCTTTACCTTGCATAACACCGTTAGGTCCCATAAGGTAGTCCTCTTGTTGACTTAATGTGATAATATTACTTGCATCGGTTGATTTATCCGTACCGTCATTATTAAGCCTGAAGTCCACTGAGATAATCCTTGAGAACCCTCCGAAGTTTCTTGAATAGTTCTGGTTGGATTGACCACCAAAAGCCACATCCACGTTTTTAATAGAAAGAGCATCTCCCACCCTGCTCGCAGAGTGAAATTTTAACCCTTTTCCATTAGACAAGTTTTCTATTTTGAATTGATTAACTACCATTTAGAACCCTCCCTGTCTGCTTTGCAAGAAAGCTAGACGTCTTGTAATTTCTTCTAGTGTTTTTTCATCTGCAGAACCTTCTACGTTTATAGAAATGTTAGTTTGGATTTCTCTTCCTGTATTTCCAGCACTAACTCTTCCTATATCAACTCCTGGAATTTTATTAAGCAAACCGATCAATGCGTTTAAACCTCTCACAAAAGCACTAGCAAAGCTTGTAATAGCAGATTTTAGTCCTGATAACAAAAAGGACCATATTCCAGCTATTTTTTGCACAGCACTTTGAAAGATGTTTTTGAGTAGTTTAAACAAAAACCCAAACGCTTTGAATACTACTGTAGCCCCAAGTGTCCAAGTTATTTTTAATAGGTTAAATAGGAACAAGAACTGCGCTTTTAATCCTTCAATAAGACCAAAAAAAGCTTTCTTGAAGCCGTCTGCAACTCCTGAAAAATCTAAATTAACAAGAGAAACTAAGGCGTTTCCCAGTCCTGTTACAAGATTAACAGCTCCACTAACAAACGATAGTAAAACACCTGCAAAATCTGTGTTTAATACTTCGTCTATAAAGGTAATAGTATCAGCAAGTATTTTACCAACACCAGAGAGTTTATCCGCAAAGAACTTTACTAAGTCCCCTCCTAAATCAAAAGCTCCTGGAGTAAGAACACCAGCAATAGCACCAGCAAGTAAAGCCGGAAGAAGTTTAACCCCTAGAACTAAAGCAGTTATAAACGTACCGATTCCCGCAAGTACAGAGAGTATTTGTTTTACTGTTCTCTCAAGAGTTCCCTCGCCTGTATCTGAAAAGAACGTCTGAAAGAACTTTGCTATAAACTTGTTTAAAATAACAAAAACCGGTTTAATAAGTGAAAGCAATATAGGAACAAATGGTGCTATTAATTGATTTAATAACCCTCCAATTGCCTTTAAGAGTCCTACTACCGCATCAGTGCTCTTAACAAGTTGCTCAATAAAAGAAACTGCTACACCTATTCCTAGTGCAGATGGTCCATCTTCTTTTTTTTTCTTTTTATCTTCCAAACCTACATTTGACAGTTGTTGTCTGGAAATTTGCAACTTTTGTAAGTCTTTATTGATCTTTTTTAGATCTTCTATGCTAGTAGCTGCAATCTTAAGATCCCTGAGCTTTTTAATTTGTTCATCAATACCACCAAGAAGACCACCAGACTTATCACCAACTTCTACGTTTTCAAAGGCTTTTTTTATCTGATTCAAATTATCTACTATAATATCTAATTTTAGTACTGCCATTTTATCTTCTATTCATTTTTGATTTATTTGTAACCTTCTTCATCTCGTCTTCTTCATACTCTTTTATTTGCTTATGAAGGGCAAGAAGTCCATCTGCAACATCACAAGGCATATTTATTGCCTCGTTAAACGTTGCTCCTATACTCATCAAAGTGTAAATATTTGCTATTTCGTAGGCTTCGAATGGAATATAAGGCGGATATTTCATCCGTATCAAGTCCCTAAAATAGCTTTCTAATTTTTTGATTCAGCAAGACCAAGGATAAAAGCAGAGTTCTCGTTGAAAATCTCATCACACTGTTGCCCGTCTACCTTATCAAGATCTAACTCAGGACAGCAAGCTTCAATAGCATCAAGGATGAAATCTAAAACACTCATATCTTTCTTAATCAAAGAAACAATATCAGTATCTGCTACTTTTCCTTTTCCTTTCATGATCTTAGTCATATCAAGATAAGTATTAAAAAGAGTATTTCTCTTTCTAATTGGCATTTTTCTCATAGTATGCTCGTATTCTTTACCATCAAGGTATATTACCTTTATTTTTCTCTCGTATTCCATTTTTTATTTAAAAGTATGAAGCAACTGCATCTACAAAATACACATCTTCAATATTACCAAACGTATAGTTAAAAGTCTCTTCTACTATACCGTCTGTGCTTACTGTTCTACTAGTAGATTCATATTGCCCTCCTGAAAGTTTAACATAAAATTCTACTCTACCAGACCCTAAAGCAACTCCGTTATTCACAGAAAGGATCAAGCTTGTAGCTGTTGGAGTTCCAGTGCTTGGACTTGTACCACCTAAGAACCTTTGTTCTTCTGTTGAGTTTGCAAAGCTTTTAGTAAAAGTAACTGTAACATCCATGTTTTTCTCTACAAGGTCTTGATTCTCTCTACTTCCAATCGCTTTAACGTCTGCCGGGTCGATGTTTTGACCAAAACTTACACTTACGTTTTTAGTAAGTCCAACAGTAGCTTCTGATCCTGCATCTCCTGTTGAAAGAGTAGCGTTAAACCCTGCTAGTTTACTAGTAGATGTAAGAACTTCAGTTCCTGCAGATGATGTTACCGCTAAACTTGAAGCTAAAACTTCTGCTGAGAAGTTCAAAGTTCCACCAGTCTCAACACTTACCTCTAGACTATTAATTTTACACCCGGAATAAGTATTTACTACGTCTGTTGTAGAATCGTAGTTCTCACTCATAGTGAAACTAGACGCTGTATTTAATAGTTCTAAAGTTCCTCTATCTACAAAAGTATGAGTATAGTCTCCTGTTGTTTCTGTATCTGTTGATTGTCCAAACATAAGCTCGAACACAGCTCCAGAGTTTAGAGTTCCATCAATTCCAAGAGTAGCATCAAAGTTTCCTGCAACGTTTGCACAAACTTCTCTGTCTCCGATTGATCTAACTTGAATATTATTATTGTTTAAATCTGGGCTAATCCCTGATATCACTCCAATATCTTTAGTTGTACTAACTGGAGTATTGAAAGTGCTTTCTATCCCGAAAAGGGCAAATACGTTCTTACCTGCATATGTACCTGACATTTTTATAGTTTATTTTAAGTTTAAACTGAGTTTAAACTGTGTTTAATTTTGGTTTAAATTAAGATTAAAGTCTAAATTTTACAAAAATCATGCAAATTCTCTACAATAATCTACTAATTCAACAGTTTTAATCGCTCGGAAGATTCCCCGATACCTGTCGTTTAACTCCTGCCACTGCTGAATAGATCTAAGCTCGTTAAAGTTGGCGTTAAAGTTTACTTTATTAGTTTTTAAAATTCTGTTAATCTCAGTTTTGAGTTTTATCATATGAGTATCATTCCAAAAATCTTCTTCAGCTTCTTCTTCACCATAACTTCTAACGTCTATTGTAACTGTTTCAAATACGTCTTCGATTGTATTATTACCAATACCCACCTCTAAATTCTCCGTGCTTGGATTATAACATAAAACATAATCCCTGGAATAATCAAAGTCTATATTGGTTTTAGGTACTTGGAAGATCTTTTTGAACTCTGGAGTTAATCCGTCAGTGTTCGCACTGTTCCAATTACTCGATAATAAATCTAAGATGATTTGTGTAGTATCTACATTAGTAGCCATTTTATTTTCTTATCTGCTTTATTATATCTAACAAACAAACGCGGGAGCAGATTCCCTAAGAAGAAATAAGGTTTGTTTTTTATAAAGTTTACTTGGTTAATTATAGGACAAACGGTCCCAATTCCTTTCTACTTGCTAAAATATCTTCTGCTTGATCTTTCCATTTTTGATATCTTAAATCAAAACTCATTTTATTAGACGGTCCATCGTCTGGAAATCTTCCCTGTCTGTCGTTCATGGTTATAATATCCGCCGCAGTTAAGAGAATACAAGCTTTTTCTATGTCACGCGCAACAGTAGCCTCACCGTATCTATAAGTTGCTCTAAATCCCTTTGGATACCATGGACAAATTCTATCCTTGATAAATACTTGACCTAGTTCTTTATCTACAAAGTAATCTGCCGTTGAGGCTCTTCCTTCGGTCTTTGTTGCTGCGTAGTCTTCAAAAGAACTACCATCAAAGACCTCGATTTTATCACCAGAACCAGTAGTAATAGTTTTAACAGATCTGTTTCTAAGTGTGAAACGCATACCAAGACCAGGAACAGGAACAGGACGATCCACATATTCGTCAGTTACAGTTTTTTCTCTCCATGCATGACCTGTTTCTTCATCAATATAATCCTCATTTCTCTCAATCAGATCTTCTACGTCTGTTGTAGTCGGAGTAGTTGTTGCACTAAACCCTCCTTTTTTTTGTAAAAAACTAGCCACTTGAGCAGCTGTACAATACGTTACCATGCATTAGAATTAAAGTTAAGAATTTATAAAGTTTATTAGACTAAAAGAGAAGAGAAGAATTACTTCTTCTTTTTATCTTTACTCTCAGAGAATTTTTTTTCAACTTCTGGCTCTGATTTATTAGGCTTAGGACCAATATTTTTAATAGTGTATCCTAGCTCTTTTGTGAAGTATTCGATAGCCTCATCATGTTCTTCATCCATTGTAAAAATATACCCTTGCTCTTTGTCAAAAATATAAGTATTTACACCATAAGTAACTCTATTGTTAGCTTGTGTTTGGTTTGGATTAATCACCTGACGAGCAGGGTGCTTTACAGTAACCATTTTGGTTTATTCTTTACCCCACGCCATCCAAATTCCATCAACATCTGCATCAGTAACAATAGTTACAGCGTTAGATGCTAAAGGGAATGTTTCATTTACTACGCTTCTGTTTGCAACAACAGCAGCTCCAGTTTCGATGATAACAAAAGAATCAACAACGGAAAGACCAGTGTCTACATCTCCACCAGTATCAGCTCCACCGTTTGTAAATGTTCCAATTCTCATAGCTAAGCTACCTGAATTTTCTTTGCTTGTAATTGTACTTGCGAAAGCCATAATAACTACTAAAGATCAAAGATATTTATAAAACTTTCTTAAACTCATATCTGCACCTCTCTGAGCAATACTTCTGCACCCTTGCTTTAGAGTTGAAAGTAAGTTCTTTTTCACAAAACAAACAAAACCTTTTAGGTAGTCCTTCTTTTTTATCTTCATAACTCCACAAAAAACCATTAGAATGATTTCTTTTACCTTTACAACAGTTAGAAATATGTCCTATAGAATAATCTGTGCCTCTTTCTATGTCCATCAAACTATCCCAAACCTTAATCAACTGTCCTGATATGTCAAACTGATAAACTTTTTTTGACCTATGATGCAAAACCCCCTTTTTCCCATACATATAATGATTTTTACCTTTAGAAATAACAGAAAGACCTGCTTTAAAAGAATGAGCTATGTTTTCTTTTTGTGTACACCATTCAAGATTCTCCGCACGATTATCCGTTTTGATACCGTTGATATGATTAACCGTATTTTTGCTTTCTGGATTAAGAATAAACGCTTCTGCTATTAGTCTATGAACTAACTTAGTTGCTTGAACTCCTTGGTTTAGCAAAGTAACACGGTGATAACCTGTTTGTTTATCCACGTACCCCTTTAAAACCTTATTAGATTTATGAGAATAAACTTCTCCTTTTTCTGTAACAGAATAGTTTGGAAAGTTTTTTATTTGTTTCATTAAGAAAAAAAAGACTTATTTATTTATAAGTCTTAGCACAATAGTTTATCTTACCTTGAACTAAATGATATTTTTAATCTTACCTTGAGCACTGAATCTTACACATTTAAGCTCACCAGCAGTCATAAATCCACCTTCTACACCAAGTCTTCCAAGTAGGATCATTTGGTCCATAGTAGTTTCAAAGTTAGCTGTTGGTCTTGCAACTTCAAACCATAGATAGTTTGTGTTCAAGAAGTAGATTCTACTCTTAGTATCTTGATGTACTGCGTCATCTGTGATCATAGGGATCCCTTTAATCATAGCAACTTCTAACATTACATCGTTTCCTGCTCCAGTCTCAATACCGTTAACACCAGTCTTAACTCTTTCGTAAGTCATTCTACCTTGAGCTTCAAATAGAGCTTCAATGTCGTTAGCAGTATCGTATCCTGTTAAGATTACGTTTGGTCTCTCACCGGAGTTTTGCTCAATAGTTCTAATAGCTA